TCATGCGCTTTGATATCCACTCCTGGAAGGAATCCAATCATTTGACTGATGTGGATATCATCACGCTTGAAATAGAATAGGTGCTTGCCTCCTGATGCCGTTTTTGCTTGAAGCGTGGAAGTGATTAGGTTTAAATGTTCCCATTTCTTCAATGAATCAAATCCACTGGTTTGTCCGTGCTTGTCAATGTCAATCACGAAGAAATTTGTAGTTCTTAGCGCGATGTTCGCATTCGGATATTGATTCCAAACTTCGTTAATTCCATCAGCATCAAGAGGTGGTTTATCCGCAAATTCAATTAATGGTCTTTTAGTTGTAGGACTAATCGGGATGACCGAGAACCCTTTCTGCTGATATAGCAGCGCATATTCTTTCATCGAGTGCATGAGATCACCTTATTTTAGAATGGCAAATCCGAATCATCCACATCGATTGTATTCATCGCATTTTCAGCATTTTCTTCAATGTCATAGTTGCGATAAACTTTGTCTTCTTTTCCTTTTGTTTCTAGAATTTTTAACGTGAAGTAAGAACCAACTGCTTTACGTTCTAATGCATCGGCTAATGCTCTTCCGTCTTCAAAGTCGTTCTTCATAACTTTGTCTCCAGCTAATTCAATTGCCTTTGTAAAGAATTTGATTGTTCGTTCTACTGACCAAGAAAGGTCTTTGCCATTCCATTCAGATAATGTTCCAAAAGATACATATTCAGTACGTCCGTTAAATTCTCCTTCACGTACTTCAAACGTGAATCCTAAACTTTCCCATCCGCTCGGTGCAATGTTAAATTGTGCTCGTTTTAAAACGACTGTGTAGTCACCGGCTGGTAATGCTGCAGGTCCATTTACACTATCTTTGCGAGGGTCAAATCCATCTTCTTTAATTTTCTTTGCAATACTTAATAAACTCATTTTTCATTTCTCCTTTAGTTTTAAAATAATTCATCTTCGTTATTAGAAACTTCAACTGTTTCTTGTTTTGTTGGTTTAGCAGTTTGTTTTGCTGTTGCTTGTTGTTTACGAGGTGGTTCAACGGCACCCATAATAGTTGTTAAGATTTTCAAAATTGGTTTGTCATCCACTTGGTCTGCGTGATAAGTCTTACGTTTTCTTTCAACTTCACGGATGTAGTTATTCCCAATCTTTTCTGTATGGATCATCAAATCCGAATTTCCGTTGATAAGGTTCACGTACTTATCTTTCAAGCTTGGTTTGTCCTTGGTCGCATTCCCGTTATCATCATATTCAGAGATTTGACGACTAATATAGATAACATTCATCGGCAATGCTTTTAAGTCAATAACCAATTCCGTAATCGCCTGGTTAAAGAAGTCGTAGCCTTTTCCGTATGGGATTTCAGATAATGATTTCAACCGAGGTTTCCCTGGTGGAGTTAGTTCATCACACACAGCGATTTTAATCATCTCGATAACGTCATCGATAACATCGATTACGACTGTCTCGTATGAATGTTCTTGTGTTTGTAGAGCTAATAGGATTTCTCCTAGCTGCTTAATCACTGAATTAGTGATTCGCCCTGATTTGTCTTTATCATTCAATAGTTGGATACTTGGTACACTATTCGCTTCTGCGTTCCCATCCGTGTTTAAAACAATTGGATTAGGAAACTCGTTTGCTAGATAAGATTTACCACTCATGGTTTCACCATAGATAAAATAGTTGCGAGGCGTGTCCTTTGGCACTTGTGGTTTATTTTCTGGTAATTTAAACAATTTCATTCTCCTTTATAATAAAATTCAATCACGTTTACATCGTGTTGTTGTCTACTTCCTGTTATCCGCCATAACAATTGGCGGTAATCGTCATATTCTCCAGAACCTTCTTCAACCGGATCTAGAACAACGATTGTTTGGTATTTATGCTGCAATCCATCAACGCCGACTCCAAGAACTTGGTTTGTAGCAACTACTACTTTTCTATCAAGTCCTTCTTGAACATCCCCAGTCCAGATTCCGATGTTAGGATGTCGTTCTTTGATGACATTTACAATCTGTTTCGATTTGCTGACAATCAGCATATCGTGTGGTGCTCTTTTGATTAATCCATCGAGCTTTAGCATTAGTGGAGTATCAGCGTTTACTGGTTTGATTTTTGGGAAATCGACTTCTACTCCTGCTTGATTGAGATATCTTTCAAACGTGTTTCGCCCAAAAGATTGTTTTGCCATAGCTGTTTCACCTTTTACCGTCACAAGATTTAATTTTCTAAACTTGTTTAACATTTCCGGATTTCCAGATTCGACAGTTACTGGATAGAACTTAATTTCGTAGCCGTTGTTCTCAACAGCGTTTTCGATTTCTTCAATCTCTTCCCATCTGAAGAAGTTTGGAAGATTATTTACGTAGCGTTCATAATCTCTAAAATCCTCCCATTTCTCTTTCGAATAAGTGAATGGATCATACACCATTCTTCCGTGAACCTTTTGCCAATCAAATTTATTATTTGGATTTGCAAACCCAAAAATTGTTTTTTCGAGTGGGTAGAAATTTTGCCCTTTCTTTCGAATCGGAGTAGCTGAAAGACCTATCGTGTATTTTCGCTTTATGCGACGATATAAGGCCACTTGCTTCTCCGATGACATATTCTGCCACTCATCAATAATCAACACGTCACAGTTGAATTTTGAGCCTTTTTTAAGCATGTTTTGAATACTTCGGTCAGTTGAGATAATAAACTCAACATCCGAATCAAAATTCATCTTTTTGATTGCTTCCTTCCATCCTTTAAGAATCGAAAGACGGTTGTTTGTGATGATGATTTTTTTAGCATTTTTCTGCTTTGCGATTGCTAAAGCACAGATAGTTTTACCTCTGCCTTAACCTCCCAAAGCTTCAAGAAAAATTCCATTGGTTAATCTTGAACTTCGGGATAGTGCCTCCTTTTGCCATTTTCTTAAAATTAAATTTGTCAAACTTTATACCTCCAAAAGCTCTGGGTTTTCGTAGATATTGCCGATGATTTCACATCTCATGTAAGCTAAATAAAGAGGATTCCATTTTGGTTTCCCTGTTTGCGATTCATCAATGAATCTGTAAATAAAACTTGCATAAGAACCGTGCCATTTGATAACTGCTTTTCTGCCTTTGTAATCAACTACATCCCCCTCAAAAATTTCTTGTCCGTTCTTATCAAGAAGACATGTCGATAACATGATGCGTTTATAATCATCAAAGTGTAACCAATCTTTTGCTTCTTCAATCCAAATAATAGGACAAGTCCAGTTTTCGTCATTTTCATCACAATTTCCTACCATGACTTTATAATTCATTTCTTTTCGCATGCTGTCCCATGCTCTATACTTCGGTATCATGTTAAATCCTCCTCTTTCACAAAACTACCGCCTTGCCAATATCATCGATAACTTCTTTGATATCATTTCTCATCGCCCAAAACAGTCCGAGCCTTGCTGCTGCACGTACATCCTGGTGATGACTCTTTTCAAACTTCCACAATCCAAGTCGCTTCAATAATTCATTCGGAATATCCGTTTGATAACCTGCGTTGCGTTGTAAGATAGCGTCTGGAAAAAGAACTCTGAACAAAGCGACGTTTTCAAGAACTGAATTATCCTTTGATTTGTCATTGTCTCTAGCTTCAAATTTTTCAATAACGACTACATCCACATCTAAGAAGCGACCGACCTCTTCGAACCAATTCCGAATATCCTGGACTCTTGCAGAAGGAACGACCCAATGATTTACTAGTCTTGCATTATCAAGTAACACGATACCGTTCGTACTACTTGCAATTTTTGCGCTTCCAGGGTCAATTGCTAGAATTCTCATATTATCGAATCCTCAATCCTTCCGTTTGTTTTAATTCAGCCCCTGGAACTTCAATTCCTCTCTTCAAGATTTCTTTTATTGAAGTCTTATCTACTTTAGGTGGTTGTTGGATTAGAAACTCTACTGGGATAATCTTTTCGTCAGTGATGTTCACACTAGCTGGATTCTTTTGAATCGAGAAGTTGAACATTCCTGATTTGAATTTAGTTTTTCCAGTCAATTTCATGTTGTCTTCTAAATACGTTTTTAACCATTTCACTTTGTTCTCTGTAGCTTGACGTTTTGTTTTCAAACGGTCCTCTTCTTCTTTGTATGCTGATACGTCTGATTCGAGATTTCGAATAAGCTTCGCAATGTTTTCTGCTTTGCCCTCGATGGCATCTTCGATACTATCTAACGTGTCTTTCATTACTTCTGGATCTAAATCCATATTTTGCACTTCTTGAAATGCAAGACTTAGTTCATATAAATTCATTTATAAAACATTCCTTTCTGTGTTCCATAGTGTTCTATGTGGAATGATTTCACGTTAGGGATATTTTGTACTATCGCTACTGCTGCATCCTCCACTGTTTTTCCATAGTCCATGTATTGTTCAAAAATTAGCGGGTTTACGAAGTCCGCATCAATTTCCAAAATTACTTTTGATTCTGTTCTTTTAATGATCTCGATACGCTTTTTAATATCTCTTCAACCTCCTCGTAGGTTTTAACCCTAGTCATTCTTCTATGAGGTTCATATAGATATACCTCGTATGAATCATTCTTTATTCTGATTTGTCCGATTACTTTGTTAGCGTATAAAACGTTTTGCAATTTTGAATCCAGTAAGTCATCGTTTAAATACACATCTTCCATCTACTCACCCGCAATCTTGAGTGAAGTGGTTAAATAGGTTGATTTTAAATAATCTTCAACGTTATCCGCTTGGACGTAATCACCATCCATATCGTAATATTCATCACCTACGTATATTTCTTCACCTTTCCAATCGTATCCCCATACTTTTGGTTCTGGAGGGTCAAGGTAATTTGCATGTAAAGTTTCAAACTTATTGCACATTGTGTTATAATCTCCTTAGGATATTTTTATTTAGTCAGCGTTGCCGCGCTGGCTTTTTTTGTTCCACGAATCCTGAAAATCAGGCTCTACATATTGCCCACTTCTAATTAAATCAACTTTTGTTTGGTGATTTTCTACCGCCTTTCCGATGAACGACAGTACCATTAAAGCAATTAATAATAATGCTCCGATACATCCAAATGTGATTCCTAACCATTTCAAATACCAAGCTAAGAATTTCTTGAATGGCACTGTGTTCTTTAATCTTCGTTCTGTTCTCATCGTCTTCTCCTTCCGTCCCATACTCTCTGTATTTCATCAATCATGCTCGCTTGATATTTGTATGGGCGTGTATCTGTTCTTCTTGCTGCAACCAC